CCAGCACCAGCACCGGCCCGCCGATCTCCAGGAGATTGCAGGCCAGGCTCGCGATCTGGCGCACTTCGGGGGACGCATCCAAGGTCGCGATGTCGAGGCTGTGCAGCGTCTCGATCGTCACCTTCGCGGCGAGGTAGCCGGTATCGCGCAACGCGGTGCGCTCGGCTTCGGTCATGCCGGTGCAGCCAGCGAGCATCGCGGTCGCTACCGTCAGCATTGCCAAGAATTTCATGGGGGGTATCCTTCGAGTTCGGGGTTTCAGGATAGATCAGCGGGGGTTAGAAACCCGCCAACCCAAGTCGCAATGGCCTCGATCCAAGTAGCCATGTGCTCGGGGAACAGCAATTTGCCAATGATGATGATCACCACCGCAGCAGCAGCGAACACAAGATATCGAACGTATTTGTGCGTTGTCAGATACGAGTTCTCGGTCATGCTCGTTCTCCCTTTTCACAAGCCTTGTCGTGCCAGCCTTCGCCCACGGCCATGACGCAGGCCCAGCCGCTCGGTGAAGCCCTCAAGAAGGTCCAAGTTCCAGTCGAGCAGTTGGCCCACATCTCATAGATCGCCGTTGGCCCGGCCAGCCCGCCGCCGCGGCGCACCTCGCCGTATTTCTCATCCAACGCAGCGACCACCGTGTCCCGCTCACCGCATGCCATCTGCGCGTCCACAGGGGCACCATAGAGCGCGATGAGAAGAATGGGTAGGGCGAGCAGGCAGCGGGTCATCGGCTCCACCAGTCGAGCCCCAGCGCTCCGACACCGGCGAGCAATACGGACACCCCCCATTTCAGCGCGCGGACGGTAGCCCGACCCTCGATAACCCATTCCCGCGTGATGGCTTGCGCCTCGGCGAGGTTGTTCACGGACTTTTCAATCCGATCCATCTGCTTGCCACGCGATTCACCTGTCGCGATCAGCTCGCCGATCATCTGACGCATGTCGCCTTCATCTGCCATAGTGCTGCCCCCTTATATAGACTTTACCATCAGCATCACTAATAACGAGGGCCACCAAGATCATTTATCCTAATACAGCATCACCAAAACTAATGGGCGGACAGGTGTGCTAATCTATTTTCTGAATTGAGAAATAGCTCTTGCCAGCATCCATGTTCGTGTTGACCGTGCAGAATCCCATCGCCAAGAACCGATCGCCGACCACCGCGTCGATCTCCACGACGATCGTCCCGCCACCTGGCAGCGCAGCGGCCGTCGAGAGAAGCGGCAGATATCCGATCCTCTGGTCAAAAGCCGTGCTGCCGTGGCTGATCCACATCTGCCAGATCGCGTTGCTTTCGCCGTCAGTGCTCCACCCGTATCGCAGCACATGCTTGCCGGCGAGCCCCGGCGGGATAACCAATTCGCCGGGATTGGCGGCATTGAAATATCCGTTTGTGTCATAGTCCAGCGTGTCCCATTCGATCAGCGTGTTCGTCGGCGAGCCGTTGACGATCGAGAAGTCAGACGCCAGCGATAGCCGCGCGCCGGTATGCACAGCGCCGTGGACCCATTTGCCGAGCGTTGCGTCGTAGCGAATCATCTCGCCATGCTGCGGCGACGGTGAGCCGGACATATCAACGTCACTCAGTTCCGCCAGCGTCTGCGGCGGGATATCATTCATATCTGTCCATCGGCCCGAGCGGTATTGCACGCGCTGCAATTCGTCGATGATCCAGAGCGTGAGCCCTTCATCCGGCGGGAGAAAGCGCCAGCCGTCCGAATAGACAGCGATCTTTCCGCCCTGGCCGGACCAGTCGCCCGTCGAGGTCGGCGAGCCATCATTGATCAGATAGATGTCGCCGTTCGATGGCGAGGGGCTGATGCCGGACGGATCCAGCACGCCACGCGAGACCACCCCGCGATAGAGCAGGGCCTCGAGCAGAATCACGCCTTCATTGAACACCTGCTCGTTTTTGAGGGTGCCGGTCGGCATCGTTTTCAGCCCAGCCTTTGGCGTCGTCATATTGTAACCTCTCGCGGGAACCCGCGCCTGCCGGCGGAGTTCAATTGATAAGCCCGGATTGTCACCGCCGAAGTCAGCGGCGAGCCGAAGTCAACCGCCTGCTCGGCCGCGCTATAGGTGATCGTGGTCGTATCCGATACGCTGATGGTGCGCTCCGCAGTTGGCGAACCGCCGAACAGGGGCAGGACATCAACCTCGAAATTCTGCGGGTCGCTTTCAAACGGCGGCACTGCCGGCGTCCACAGGCTTCCGTAACGGTTGCGCTGCATCAGCGTTATTGTGATGTCGCCGGCTTCGTTGCGCGTCACGTCCTCGACCGACGGCGCCCAAGGCTTCCGGCTCGCCGCAGTGTATGTGTGCGTGGTCGTCGCAACCGCTGTCAGGTCCGAGCCTATGGTGACGGCACGGAAGCCGACGCCCAGGCCGAACAGGTCGGCGTTTTCCAGATCGACCCGCTGGATTCCACCGGGGTCCATATGCACGACCACATCGCCTTCAGCGAGCGTTCCGATGGCCCACTCCGTGCCTTGCAACCCGCGCCACAAGTTCGTCATCTGGTAGGTCGTAAAGCCTTCTTTCGTATTGAGCAGGGTGACCGTCTGCGCCTGGATCAATTCATCGCCGACCAGAAAGACATTATCCTGCGTGCTGAGCGCCACCGCATCGGCGACGGTTGCGAAGACTGCGTCCGGTGTCCGGAACGAAACCACCATTTCGCTGTTGACATCCTGGACCAGCGCCGACGCGAGCGGGTCCGGCGCTATCACCAGCGCGCCGACAGCAACCGGGGTGCTGGCCGATGCGACCAGCTCCCAATCCGGGGCACCGCTGGGCTGGCTGGCAACGCCGAAGGCTGTCTCAGTCTGCGCTGTCAGACGGTCCAGGTAGAGATTGGCGCCAGGCCAAGTGCCCGATCGCGACGACAGCGCGACATAAATCCCATCATCTTCATCGCCGGCTGCTGTCAGTTCGGCCGCATCAGTCAGGTATGGAATGTCGAGCAGATGCAGATCGCTCGCTTGCGCGCCGGTCGCCGTGTCTGTCTCGACGAGTGTGAACTGATCCGTGTGCGTGATGCCGAGATTGGTATCTATGAACAGCGCGCACTCAAGCTCGATGATGTTGTTCGCGCCGAGCGTGCCCTGGCTGACCCTGACCTGGGCCGTGCGGGTCTCGCTCACCGGAATCGTGATCACATCGCCCGGCTCGAGCACGATATATTTAAGCGGCACGGATAGCTTGAACGTGCGCTTCGACGCCATCAAAACGCTGACCCCGTTGAGCACAGAATTGCGCATCGCCTCGGCGGTATCAACCGCTTGGACAGCGAACTCGATTATCGTCTTGGACTGCGTGATCTCGCGCGTGAAAATGCTCGTCGTCGGATTCAGCGCCCGGTCGATGTCCTGATAAGTGATCCGCAGCGTTTTCGGCAGGGCCAAGTCTTCAAGCGTCTGAACTTCGGTCAGCCAATCCGGCGGTGCCGACGATCCATCATAGGCACGCACATCGGCTTTAGGAATCGTCGCGACGTTCGATTGATCGGCGAGCTGGAACTTGATCTTGCCCTCAACCTCATTCACGACGATCGGGCGAATCCGAACCAGGTCTTCCAGCATGTCGCGCGTCGAGCGCCCGGAGTTATCCGAGAAACCCCAGATGAATTCCTCGCGCAGCGACGCGGCGACATCGATTTCCGACGCGGCGAACCCGGCCCGCGTGGTGAAGTTCTCGATCACATCGCGGAGCGACACCTGGCTCGCGAGACAGCCGCCGAAGCAATATGTTTTGATCGGGTCGGTGCCGAGCCCGGAATCCACGTTGATCGAATAGAGGCAGCGGCCGACGCCGTCCCACATCACGCTGCCGAGGCCGAGATCGAAGCCGCCGCCCGGCGGGTCAGGCGTATCGGTCAGGATCTCCGTCACTGCCCCCGTCTTGGCGTTGATCCTGTGGACGCTCACGAACGAATCCGTGTAGATCAGCAGGACGCCATCAACGCCGATCCGGGTATGACCCATTGCGGTATTTTCGGACGGGGCGCCAACCTGATCAGTCTTCCAGATTATGGTCCCGTCATCCGCCGCCGGATCCCATTTGAAAAACCAATCCGTGCTACCGGCCACGACATAGGTGATAAGGGCGCCGTCGCCGATATCGAGAAACGGAACAGTTTCCAGGCCAGATGCGAATGTGTCGCTCGCATGGAATTGCGTCCGCGGAATCTTGGTATAAGGGAGCGATGTGACGGTGCCGTCATTCTCCATAGTGTAGGACCAGAACCAGATGAAATCGGTATTCACCCACGCGATCCAGGCGACATTGCTGCCATGCAGCGCCATCGGTGTTCCGCATCGCCATTCCGGGTCGGTCACATTAACCGGGGTTCCGAAGCGGCTGTGAAACGTCATCTCCGGGTAATTGGTGACGTTGTTTCGCAGATCGGAATCGGCGAACTTGTCCGTGCTGATTATCGCTTTCTGCGTTCCGTCCGCGCTGGTGATGAGGGCGAACGCGCCCGGCCAGGAATCGGATACCTGTTGAATGAATGCAGTGCTTTCGGTCAGCGTCTCGGTGATCCATGCCAGCGTCACCGGGTCATAGACGTAGGCCCGCGAGCGGGCGCCGCTGATATCATGCGCGCCGTGCAGATACCCGGTCGCCTCATCAATGCCGCGAAGGTCTGCCGCGCCGCCTGCCGCGGTGGTCATATCATGCACCTGGACCTCGGCGAGCGTGTCCATGTCGAATTCTACCATCGACGTGAATGTGCCCCCGGTGAAGACGTCGGGCGCAAATATCTTGCGGCGCTGGTAGTCCATGACATAGCCGCCGAAGCGGACAGCCTGCGACGGCGCGGGCGACTGGTTGATCGTGACGGTCTGATCGTCATCGCCCGCCGTTGCGTAATCGACGGTGAAGCCGGGCGGGAAGTTTCCGAAATCGGCGAGCTCGAGATCCTCGATCACGAGATAGGCCGTGCCGCGGAATGCCGAGACGTTGCCAGCGCCTTCCACCGCTTCGATGATCGAGGACGGGTCTTGGATTTCCGTCCCATAGAAGAATTCGATCTGCCCATATCGCGGCTGGTTATCGAGGTTGACCGATTCCAGTTCGTCGCGGAGTTCCTCGCTTTCGTTCAAAGCGTCACGGTTGGCGAGTTTCGTCACTTGCGCGGCGGTATATTTCAGCCCACCGGTTTCCCCGTCAACCACCGCAGCCCAAAATGTCGATTGCGCTGTGAACACTGCGTCATATTTCGCCTGGACCTGGGCGTCGATGTCCGTGGTTGTGAGCGAGGTTCCGATCCGGTTTGACCAGATGACCTTCGAGCCGTTCGCGATAAGCCGCTCGACGCCGCAGATCTCGCCATCGTTGAACGCGATCGCGAGGCTAGTCGAATAGGTGAACGTGACGACCTTGGTGGATTTGCCGCCGCCCTTGCCGCCCTTCACCTTCTCGGTGTTCCGGGTTTCCTTCAGCCCGGTGGACCAGATGATCTGCGCCGATGTGATATTGCGCCCGGTTGCTTTCGGGATCGGCCGCCCGGGGTTGGTGGTCGGCTGGCCGAGGTCATCGAGGCGCGGGCCGACGACCGGCGGCGGCTTCGGCGCAAGCAGCGCCTGGATGCCGTAGCTGACCGCTGATATGGCAAGGCTGATCCCCATGGCGATCAGGGTGGTGGTCGCGAGGATGCCAGCCTCGCGGCGCCACAGATCGAGATACGCATCAGTGATGCGAAGCGGCAAGCGCGCAAGATATTTCAGAAGATCACGCATCTGTAATCCCCCGATAGGTATAGGCGCGGATCAGGCGCTTGCGCCAGAAATCCGACACGCCCGCCTCGACCACCTGGCCGATCCGCATATAGGCGTGGATCATTGTCAAGCGGTGCCCGAACGGCGCGAAGATCGCGAAGTGCTGGCCGTGCCCGCGATCTCGATACCAGAACAAACCGACTTGGCCGGCCTGAATTTCACCGCGCGCCGGGGCCATCAGCTCCGACGCCGTGCGCTCCGCAACGCCATCGTGCGGGCTCTCCGCATAGTTTGGCAGATCGCGGTCAGCAGGGCAGCGCAGGCCGAGCGCGCGGGCAACGCCGATCACCAGGCCGATGCAATCGCACGACCGCTGAAATGTGCGCCCCTGGTGGTGGTATGGCGTGCCGACCCATCGCCGCGCCTCGAGGTAAACATCTTCGCTATTTGGCATCGGGGAATTCACCCGTCGTCTCGATCAACGGCATCAGGTGGAACCCCCTGTAGTTCACCACGTTGTCGAATTTGGCGAGGCAGGTTGCGAAGGTCTTGTCGCAGCCCGCGGTGATGGTCAGGGCATCGCCGACGCTGACGGTGAAGGGCATCGGGATCAGCAGCGTTATTTCGTTCACGCCGGGCGAGCCGCCGCTTTCACTCTGAAGGATGATCTCGCGCTTCAGCCCGTCGTTCTCGCCGGTGGTGAATTCGACCAGGCCATACTGCGCCCAATTCTCCGCTTCGTGGAGGTTCACAACGAACGTCCGGTTGTCTGTCACCGACAACACCGTGACGGCCCTCTGGAAGCCCGGAGAACCGCCGAGAGTGACCGCGCAGCGTGTGTCGCCGAGAACCGCATCGCATTCGATGGAAAACACCCGGTGGACCTGGCGCTGTAGCCGCTCGGTCATTCCGCGCATTTCCGCTTCGAATGATGTCGTCCGGAATGTCATCGTGCCGAGCGTGCCGTTTTTCAGCGGCAGCAAGCCGGCAGCGAGATCCGTCCAGGCGCATAGCCATATCTCGACCGTCGCATCGGCGAACAGTTCGGCGAGAACTTCCTCTTCCTCGATGCCGGTATAGGGCGAGCCGCCGTCGTCGATCAGGCCGATGACCGACAGGTTATCGACCGCCAGGCCCTGCGCTTTCTTCGTTGCCGTCACCCCGAATGCTTGGATCGGCGTGAACGTCAGCAGGTTCGCTAGGGTCGGCGATCCGGTCGGGTCGCCGCCGGCCGCGGCGATGGTGATCGACTCGTCGTGGTCCGTGAACAGATACTGGATGCCATCGAGGCGCGTCACCCGCCAAGCGTAACAAACCCCGGTGCCGGGGCGCTTCAGGGCTGCGAAGAAACTCGCATAGACGCCATCGACATCAAGCACTGCGAACCTCGCTGAGGATGACCTGCGGAACCTCAAGCTCGAAGGTGCTGACGAACTCGGCCGCGAGGATATCGGTATCGAAGCGAACGGGAACATCGAATTCAAACCCGGCGGTGACGGCCACGCCGACGCCCGGCGCCGCTGTCAGGATCGTGACGACGCCGGTGGTGAGGTTCACCGAGAATTCGCTGGGCGATCCGGTGTTGACCAGTTCCGTGCCGCCGACTGCAACCCTGACCGTGCCGCTGACCGGAAGCGTGATGTTCCGGTTGACGATATTTCCGGACACGGTAGCCTGCTTGCGGAGCTGGAATGTCAGCGTAGTGCCGTCGCCCGTGCCGATGTTCTGGTCGGTCGGCGTGATCGCATCCGGATCATTCGAGTTCGCGCTCCATGATGCGCTGCTGTAGTCCTGGAAGTCCTTGAACTTGAACGACCGCTGCTTGCCCCGCATGACGACAAAGAAGTCGCGCAGCGTTTCCAGGTCCGGCAGACTGCGCGCCGTGCGCAGCGTGTAGGATCGCAGCGGCGTATTCCAGCGCGGGTTGCGGGTCTCGAAGCCGTTGTCAACCTGGGTGAGCAGCGTCTGGAATTTGTGGCTGACCGTCGCGCCGGTAGACAGATCGAGCGGGAACCGCGTGTTGATGAACAGGTCATCCGCGAGCCAATCGAATGTTGCCATCAGGTTTGCCTCGCTTGGCCCTGCCGGATCATGCGCCCGAGTTCCGCGGAGAGCTGGCTTTGCGAGCGCCGGAACCCGCCCACATCAGGCGTGGTGATATTCATCTGGACCTTGACGCCACCGCCTGCACCGTGGACCGCGCTTTGCAAATCTTCATTCGAGAACACTCGCGCAGCCGAGCCGAAGAAAGCCAGTTCCGGACCCCGCTCGCCAACCAGCGAGAATTGCCCGACAGGCGGGAGCCCGCCCTCGGCGAACTTTGGAACAACCTCTGATATTTTCAGACTGCCGCCACCGCCGCCGATACCCCCAGCGAGCCCGCCGAGAACCGCGCCGGCAATGGTGCCCAATATCCCGCCGCCACCACCGCCGGACTGACCGCCGGCGAATTGCAGCGCTTTGATCTCGATCAGCTTCAACGCCAAGTTGGCGAGGATCTCGATGAAGTTTCCGCCCTCGAGCGATGCGCGGATCAATTGATCGGCAGAACTCTTGATCGCGGTGGCATAGGCGCGCTGCGCTTCCTCGGCGTCGGCCAGTGCATTCTCCTGGTCGCCCAGCGCCCGCTCGTCTTCCAGCCGCGCATCGGTGATCGCGCGCAGCACGGGCAGCAGTTCGCGGGCCTGGCGGATTTCCTCGCGCTGTTCCTCTGTCGTCGCCGCGATCGCCGCGGCGTCGAGCTCGCGCGCAACCCGGTCAAGTTCGATCTGCGATAGCAGGCGTTCGCGCGCCCCCTCTTCCTCGCCAAGCGTGGCGATCGTCGCGCCGATTTCCTCGCGCAGCCGCGCCTCGGCATCGATCTGATCTTCGATCGCGTCGAGGATAGGAGTGGATGGCGCATCAGCACCATCCCCCGGCAGGCCACCACCGCCAGCGCCCGGCACGATAGGCACCACGCCGCCGAATGATACCCGCCCGCCTTCGGCGTTGGCTATCGCCGCTTCCAGTTTTTCGATGTTGGCAGTGACGCGCAAAACATCTTCATTCTGTTCTATCCGCGCTTGTTTTTCAGCGCGCAGGGCATCGAGCGTTGCGCGGGCGCCCTTCAATGTTGCTCGGTCAAAATCGGTCTGGAACCTCGCCTCGACTTCGCTCACGCTGGCGATCAGATCAACCTCGGTCTGTATCGACGATTCGATCTGTTGGAGCGCAGACTGCTCGGCGAGGATCGCTTTGACATTGACGAGACGGGCCTTCGCTTCCTTCAGTTTGGCTTCCGCTACCTCGAGCGAAACGATTGCGCCGCTATTGAGCGCGGTTGTCAGGAGTTGCGACTGCACAATTTCTTCGCCGAGCGCGATCGTCAATTTTTCCGACGCGTCGTCCGTGATACCCATTGCGCGAGCAAGGGAATTCAGGTTCGTGACCAGCAACGCGAAGGCGCCGACCAGAATGCCGACAGGCCCGCCGAGGAATTTGAACGCAGCGCCGGCACTGAACAAGGTGCTAACCAGCGAGCCGATCATGCCGATAAGGCGCGGCACCTGTGTCGCTGTCAGGAACAGCATCGCATTGCCGAGCGCGCGGATATTGTCTGCCGTCGCTTCAAGCGCGGGCACAAGAATTTGCAGCAGCGCCGTGCCGGCCTTTTCGGTTGACACATTCATGCGGCCAAGCACAACATTTAGCCGCTGCGTCAGCGATGCCGAAACCTTGTCGAATGCCACCTGTGCGCTGCCACTGGCGTCCGCCATATCGTCCATCGTCTCGGCAAACTTGTCAGCCACCGCGCCGGTCAATGAGATCACGGGGGCCAAGGCTTCGACGCCGCCGAATAGCTGCGCCATAACCTCGACGGATCCGCCAGTTTTCTGGATCAGATCAGCTAGGAACGCCTCGAACCCCTTCGCCTTCAGGCCGGCGACGCTGAATTCCAGGCCGAGCGCTTTCGCCAGTTTCGCCGCTTCTGAACTTGGCTTTACGATCGCGGCGAGGATAGCGCGCATCCCGGTGATCGCTTCGCGGGTGCTGATGCCTGTCGTCGTCAGCGCGGCCGTTGCCGCGACCAATTCCTTGAACGAAACGCCGGCATCTGATGCGAGCGACGCTGCCTTGCCGATCGCGCCGCCAAGTTCAGCGGCGGTGGTTTTACCGGCCCGGATGCCAACGAACAGGATATCGGCGGCGTCTGCCGCCGTGAGGTTCGCGCGAGAATAGGCATTCGTGGCGGTGGTCAGAACATCAATCGACGTGACCAGATCCGTGACGCCGCCGATCGCAAACCTGTTTGCTGTGCCGAGCAGCGTTGCGGCTTCCTCGACCGTGCCCGCGCCCGCGCTGATTGCCTGGTAGAACGCGCGGACTTGATCCGCCCCGGTGCCGCCGAACTCGCGCGCCATCTCCCGCGCGCTGTCGCGCAAGAATTCAGTCTGCTCGACCGTGCCATCAATCAGGGTGGTGGTTTCCGCAAGCGCGGCATTGAACGGCAGGGCAGCGCGCAGGAAGGCTTGCCCGAGTTGCCTGACCGCTACCAGCGAGACGAGCCCCGCAAGGGCAGTCTTGAATCCCGACGTGGCCGAGCGGCCGAATTCCTGGGCGTAGAGCGTGCCGGTTTTCTTGCCTGCCTTGCCAGTCTGTTTCCGGGCTTCGTCGAGATCGCCCTTCAGCTTTGTGCCATCAGCGCGGAGCCCGACGCTGGCTGTGCCTACTTCACCAAGATCAGCCATTTGCCACCCCGAATTTCATCTTGAGCGCCTGCACGATTTCATCGGTCGAATTCGCCTTGCGCTCCGTGTCCCCGATCACACGGGCGAGCGGCGGCATTCGCTTGGCGCGCTGGAACGCGGCACTATGCCAGGCGGCAGACATCAGCGCGCGGGCATCGTCGTGGCGCTTCTCGCCCATCGCTTCGGAAGCGATCAGCGATTGCCACGGCGTCAGGCCCCAGAAGTCTCCGGCTCGCCCGCCGAGTTTGATCCAGACTTGCCAACTCGCGACAATAGGGTCATCAACTGGCGGGCCAGGTGAGGGCGATCGTCAGCCCCCCCGGCGCCGAAGAAAGCGAGGCGCAGCGCGGCTTGCACGGCAGTCGCGGTCGGCACGAACGGCGGCGATTGTTCCATCCACCATTCGGCTGTCTGGCCCGACCCAATCGCGAGGATCTTCGCCAGCCCTTCCGCATCAAGCTCGGCGAGAATGCGCTGCACTTCGCCTTCCCACTCTTTGCCGTATTCGCCATGAAGCGCGGCGATGGCTTCCCAATCGAAGCGCAGGGAAACCACTTCGCCTGCCACCGGCACCGTGATGGTGCCGGTGTGCTTGTTGATGCCTGCCATCAGGTAGCGGGCGCATTGGCGACGAAGACCGGCTGCCCGCTCATCTTGATCGAGCAGGTTGCGCGGATAACGTCATCCTGGGCGCCGGCCGGCGTGAGCGAGACCGTAACACCCTGGAAATACATATACGTCGGCACTGCCCCCGCGGCTGTCGATGCCGGGATCTTGAGGCACCAACTGAATAGGCCGCGCGTGAGCATGGTATTGACCAGCCCGGCGCTGTCGCCGTGCGTCGTTTCGGCCGGATCCCATTTGACCTCGAAATCCACCGTGCCCGGATCGAGCTGCCCCGCCAGGAACGTCTTGACGGTATCGGCGATGTTGCTGGTGTCGATGATGCTGCGATCGAACGAGAACAGCCCGCCGATGTTCGTCACCCCGGCGACTTGGGTGTAGAGATTCGGTGAGCCACTATCGCCGAGATAGAGGATCAGCCCAAAGGTTTCTGTGTCAGACATGATTATGCCTCCATTGCGACGATGCGGAAAGTGAGCCGACGCCCGGTCAGCGTGTCGTCGGTCTCGGCCACTGTTGGCCCGTTGATGCACTGCGTCATAACGTGTGTTCCGACCGGGAGCGTCAGACTGGTGCGGTGCAATAGTGCGCGGATTCGCTCCGCGATAGTTTCGATGGCGGCGTCCGAGCCGGTGTTGTCGGCGACCGCCGTGATGTCGCGCGTGATATCCTGGCCGAGCGCGCTCGCCAGTTCATCGAAGCTGCTCACGCTGACAGCGCCGCGCGTGAAGATATACGGGCGGGTTGCGTCCTTTGGCACGGGCCACCCGGTGAAGATGGCGGGCGAGGCCGGCGAGCCGCTCGGGTAATCCGCGATCAATGCGGCGAGTGTCGCATCGGCGGAGAGTTTGTTATAGATCGCCTGGGTGATATCCATCAGCGCGGCCGGGTGAGTAGTGCGACGAGGCGCGGGAGCGTATCGCGCAGCGCCGGGCGCAGGAACGGGCGCGCGGCCTGGTTGAAGTTCCGGCCGCGGCGATCGGCGCCGAAGAAACCGAACTCGAGCCGCGCCGCATATGGCACATCGGTGCCTACCCTGCCGACGACCTCGTTGCCTTCCTCAGTAACCTGATGCGTGATCGAGGTGCGTAGGCGCCCGGTGAGAACGCGCGGCGGCGTTGGGGCGTCCTGCGCCGGAACAGTGCCGCGCAGCGAGCCGCCGGGCGAACGGATGACGGGCTGGCCGACGCTGATGCGCCGCTGCACATCGCTTTGCAGGTGGATCATTGCGGCCTTCATGCGCTTGGAAACCACCTTTTTGACGCGCTTCAGAACGCGCTCGCTGTGCCATTTGTCAGCCATTGACTTCCTCGCACACGCACTCTTTGCGCTTGCCGGTCGATGTGATCCGGATCGCGTCGACGACGACGGTGCGCCCGCCCTTGCGGACCTCGTCGCGCGCTTCGATATCGGTGGCGCTCGGCGTCGAAAACCTCAACGCTACCACCCCGCGTTCCTGGAACCCGCGCGGCGTCTCGGCCGCGGATAGCGGGGACAAGCGCCCGGTGACGGTCGAGGAAAGCGCAAAGGCTTCCGTCCACCCGCCCTTGCCATCTGCTGTGCGCCCGGCCCGCCAGATCGCGAAGCCTGGCAGGAACAGGCCGGACATCAGACAAAGAACCCTTGGCGATACGAGCGCGCGATTGCCATTGCGTTCGCTGGGAGCGAGCCCGGCGCGGTCTGCATCGCCATTCGCACATATGAATAGTCGCCGTCCTTTTCCGACTGCATCCCGGCCATACCCGCGCCGGTGATCGCCGCGCTGATCGAATAATAAAGCGCGAGTTTGATATCCTCCGGAACTACAGGGTTGGCGATGTAGACGATCTCCCAGCGGTGAACCGGCGTATTCTCGCGCAAGTGGACCACCTGATCGGCGCGCGCTTCAGCCCATTGCGAGCCGAGCGTGAGGCGGCGCAGCAGTCCGGTCGCGGCTTCCAGTTCATATTGATCAGCCGCCAGGACAACGCCCGTCGCCTTGTCCGTCACAGTGGTGATCGATTCCACCGGGTATTGGCGCAGCGCGATCGTCGGCTCCCCGCCTGGGTGGCGCTCCGTGAATGGCGTCGTGGGCGAGCCGCCCGCCGTGACGAACTCGCGCCCGGCCTCACGCTCGATCAGCGCGGACATCGGTTCGATCAGCGCGTCGATCTGAGCATCGTTGTCCGTGGTTGTGATCGCCAGGGCGGCTTTGATCTCGGCGCGCGTTGCAAGTCCCATCAGTTCAACCTCGGCTTGACCGGATCCAGCGTGTGTTCGGTTCGGATCAACTCTTGCACCACAGGCTTGGGCGCATAGACGATCGCCGCCTCGCCCTCCCGGTGAAGCCAGGATTTGCCGGTGCGGATATTGCCGCCGGATAAAATATTGTTCTTCGCGTCCGTCACCACATAGCCATCCGCCGGCACGGTATCATTGACGACCAGCGCCAGGCCATGCCAGCGCACGGGCGCCAATGATGTGCCGTTGATCATCCCAGTGCCTTGAGCTGCTCGGCGAGATCAGCGATGGTCCGGCCTGCCGGCTTCGCCCCGCGTTTCTTGATCTCGGCGCGCAGGTAGTTCAGTTTCGCAAAGCCCTTGAGTTCGGACGCATCGACGATCGGCTTGGCGACGGGTGCCGCGTGGGCGGCCTTCTCGATCGTGCGCTTGTGCAAAGCCGCGCAGCCGCTGTTGATCAGGCTCGCGCCGGTGCTTTCATCCACGCCGATAACCTCGCCGGCATAGGCAGTGCCACCACCGGCTGCGGTGAAGATTGATTTCAGTTTGACAAGCATTTCATGCTCCATATTCCGAGGGTGAAGGGCGGGCCGCTATAGCCCGCCCGTTGTTCATCCGGCCCCTATCAGGTGCCGTTGCCCCACTGCACGGACTCGAGAACCGCCCAGGCCGAGTCATGGCGCAGTGCGATGTCCGTGAGCAGCATCGCTTTGACCAGCAGCGTGTCGAGATCGACGCCGGACTCGATCGAGCCGGAGCTGTTGGTGTAGGCGACATTTTCCAGAACCTCGAGCGACATGTCGGCCGCATCGGCGATCAGGAGGGAAGGCCCGCGCCCGAAGTAAACCTCGCTCTCGTCGCCAGTCGGGGACTGACCGGAAAGCGCGATGTTGTTCGGGATATTGTTGGAGATGTGGACGGCGTAGCGCATGATCCGCGGGGAGTCCATGCGCAGTTCCGGGTAGATCAGGTTGCCGTTCGCATCGCGCAACTTCTCGAGGAAGGTGAACGACCGGGACGACATCCAGAAGTGGCCCGTTTCCGGCGTCAGCGGAACATTCGAACCGCGGACGGCTTCCAGCAGCGTGCCGATGTCCGTCTCGACATTCGCGGCGGTGTTGCCGGCGCTGTCGGAACGCTGGGCCGTCGCGACCTGGGTCCGAATGCCCTCGGGGTTGTTGCCCCCCGCGGCGCCGCGGATATAGGCCGAGTCCGTGCCCGCGGCCATCGCCGCAACCACGTCATCCGCAATCGCCTGTTCCGAATCCGGGCTGGCGAAAAGAACGAGCTCTTTCGTAACCGGAATCTTGATCATGGCCTTCTTGCGCGTCAGCGTGACGCTGTCGAAGACCTGCTGCGTGGCGTTGCTGGCCGAAGCCTCGCCGACCCACGAGACGCCGGCACCAGTCGCGATGCGCGGAATCTGCAAGGTGCCCGTCGGGTTGGGCACGATCTGGGCGCCGGACGACCGGACCACGGAGGCCGGGCGCAGCGCTTCGATCACTTCGGCCGCGACGGTAGTCTGCACCATCTCGACCGCGCCGCCGGTGGTTGCCGACGTGAGCGCCTTCTGGAGATGGTCCTGGATCGGGTTGCCGTCGCCCCAGCGGGCTTTGGCGTATTTGATTGCACGCTCCGGATCATTCCGGCCGTGATAGATGGCGGTGATGGTTGCGCCGAGCAGGTTCCGAAGTTCCGGCTTTGCGCGCTGCGCTGCCGGGGCGAACAACTGATCGCTCGGCTGTTCCGCCGGCTTCGGCATGTGTTTCGCCATCGCCGCGCCAATGGCTTCGGCGATCTTGTCTTCGAAAGCCGCGCTGCCGATGATCTCGTCGGCGGTTGCAACGACCTTGTCTTCCGGCGCCTCGACGGCGCCCTTTGCTTCATCTGTCATGGTGCTTTTCCTGAGTTCGACAGATTTACGATAGGCGCCCGGTGTATTTCCGAAATGCCTTCTCGATCGCGGGGACAACCCCCGCTTGCACGACGCGATCGGTGATCGCCTCGATCTGCTCGGGAGTCAGGCCCTTGGCCTTGTCCCGTTCATTCTGCACATGCTCCTTTGCCTTCGACAGCATCAGGCGCATATATTCGATGCCGCGCGAACCGCGCACAAGGTGATGCACCTGGCTCACAACGTCGGCGAGTTCGTAGTCGTCAACATGCTTTGCGGCCCATGCCTCGCGGGCCCGGATCATATCTTCATCCGTCCCGTCCTCCGGCGGGCCATATCCCAGCCCCCAGATTTCCGGCCACTCGTCTTTCAGAACGGCCATCTCCGCGACGGGGAACGTGCGATATTCGCTGGTGAGCAGCGAGACCGGCATCATCATTCCGGGCTGCGGCCAGTCGGTGACCTTGTATTCGGGGAAGAACTCGCGCGTTGGATCCACAGCGGGCGCAGGAGCGGCCTCTACAGGCGCCGCCTCTGGCTCGGGTAGGGCTACCGCCGCCGGGTCCGGCTCGGCCTCTGGTGCGGCGTCCGCCGCGCTCTTGTCGGCATCCTCGTCTTCGCCCGGCATTGCCGCGCCCGCGGGTGCGTCGTGGCTGTGCCCCTCGGCACCCTCGATCGTCACGTCGCCGCCTTCGGCATACGTGATCGCGTGGACGTGCCCATCTTCGCCGCCCGGATCCGTCTGCGGATCGCCGGCCTTGAACGTGTGGCTGTGCGCGGCCTCGCCGCCGCTGCTCGTCGTCAGCGTCGGGCGGTCGTCGTCATCGTCGCCCGGCGCCTTCTCCGGTTCATCCGTGAGCGCGGCGGCGTTCTTCGACGCGATGCCCGCCTGTTGAACCGAATGCAGCCGGCCCTTGAGCGCGATATAACTCCGGTTGAGTAAGCCTTCGAGCGACCCGCCTTTCTTCTCGTCAAGCAGTTGTTCGATCCAGTCCTCGCATGGGCCGACATCAATGCCGGCGCCGCGCGCTACGACCAGCGCTTCGGGGTTGCTGGGGATCGGCACGGCGGAATATTCGAGCAGCTTCTGGCGCAGGAAGCGAAACCCGATCATGCCGGGCTCGTCGCCCTCGATCAGTTCCAGGTCTTCCGGCTCGAAACCGACGCTCGTCGCGTTGAGAAACCCGCCGACGTAAAGGCGATAGATCGTGTCCGCGAATTCGTATTCCTCGCGCTTGGCGAAGCGCGCGACCGATACCAGGCGCCCGCCTTCCACCGCCACGCTTTCGGCGCGGGCAATCGGGGGCTGTCGCCCGTCATGGGCCCAGAGCACTACGGGGTTTTTCTGGTATTCGCCGAGCAGCCAGCCGGCTTGCTCAATGATATCCCCGTCGCGGTCGCGCCCGGCGGTCGAGATCGTGAACGTGATCTGGCGCTTGGCCTCGTCGATCTTTTTCGCCGGCACGACGAATTTGGAAAGCGGCGACATCCCTGTCGGCTCCCATTCGCTGCGCGCCATCAGGCGCTTGTAACGCTGTGTCATGGTGCCTCGCTTTCAGGTAGCCCATCGTTCGAGTTCGGACTGCCATTCGTCTGCGAACTCACAGTTTTCATATCCCGGCATGGTCGGGATTCCGTCCGTGAAGTGGACGATGCTCGGGTTAGGGTTCGGCGCGGTGTAGCCAACCAGATGGTTCCAGCCGGGATCAAGTTCGCCGATTTCGTGATCGTCCAGCCAGTCGAAGGAATGCAGCGTCCGGCCTGGCGCGGCGTTGACATATTCCGGCGTCAATGCCTGGTTGGATCGGTGGTCGATGTTGAAGGCGCAGACGGATGACCAGTTTTTGCGCCGATATAGGGTCTGCATTTGGCCATCCATTTTTACGGTGGCCTCGGGCTGGTGATCGTGCTTGACCACCATCACCGCCTTGTCTCGCTGGCAGGCATTGAACAGGCCCTGAATATCGGTGCGCACCAGCATGTCGCAATCCATGAACACCGCCCAGCGCGGGTTGCGGCCCTTCTCATTGCAGGCTTTCGCCAGGTGCGGGACCAGAAAGCGCGAACAAGCGAACTCCGTCGCCATCGGCGCGTCCGAGATATCATCCCAGAGCTGCGCGCCGCGGCGGCTCGTCGGCCGCGTGTAGAGCCCGGCCTCGCGCAGTCTTGCCAGCACGACGCCGAACGTCTGAGTAAACCGCACCGCCTGGTGACGTGCGATGGAATGACGTGCGACTGCGAAGGCCGCGCTTTCGCGCGGATCCCAGCCGATCCAAACAGATCGATCCAAATTATTGGTCCTTGAGCTTGCCCTTGAGGTGCCAGGTGTATTGCTTCAGCGGCGTTCGTGCCCATACATTGCCGCGCGCACCTGGCGGGACAAGGTTGCGAATGCGCAGCGCCGGGACACTTGCCAGCGCGGCGTCGAATACGAAGGCGGAATGCCATTCGCGCAGGTTGAATACCGAGCCATCGGTATAGATTTGGTTGAAAGCGCGAATAGCCTCTTGCGTCCCCGCGCCAATCCTGGCGCACCAGAACCCGATCTCCGAATGCTGGTTTTCACGTTGCAGGCAAGCCACGTCGTGCCCGTCAAGCAGCACGTTCGCCCAGCCAGCCGGCACGTCCGCGATTGTCATCACGTCCGCATCAAGCCACGTCAGCAGATCACCGTCGCCCATGCCGCCCAGGCCGGCGAGCCCGCAAAGTCCTTGCGGCGCCCACTTCACCGCGTCGTGCTTCCAGAACCGCTTATTGTCCTGGGCCTTCCGATCCGGGCTGTGATATCCGCGGGCAAGGTTGTGACCGCCCCATTTATCCATGAACTGCTTGTAACCGTCGATCGTTTTCAACTGGACCTGCGTTGCCCAAGGCGCCGGCAGATCGCGGTCGGTGACGATCATCAATTCGACGTTGCCCGGCCAGTGCTCGCGAAAGCCCTTGTAAAACCGTTGACCGTATCGCTCCCAGGCATTGCCCCACATCAGCGTAAAGACGCGCTGTTTCACTTCAGCCCTCCGTGCATCCTGACCACCGTGCCGCTGACGTATGGCTGGTGGTAGAGCAGATGATGCGCCAAGCTGGCAACCTCGCGCGCCGTGGCGAACCGGCCCATCGGGTGTTCGCTGCGGCGCCGGTTGAGGTTGCCGGTATCCCGGCGCCGCGTGGTCATGCCGGCGTCTTCGATGATGCCAGGCGAGATGCAGACCAGTTGCTGGCTCCATGTCCGCAAGCGCTTGCCGGTGACGTAATTGTGAAGCGCCGCCTTGCTGGTCGTGTAGATTTCATCGAAGCTGCCCCGGTAGGCGCTCTCTGATCCGATGATGCAGACCCGCGCCGCGCTGTTGTGGGCGAAGATCCAGTCGCATTGCGTGGCGATGCTGATGTAGTTTACCAACCAAGATTCGTCGCGTTCGGCCTGGGTCTGGTCCCCCGCGCGCTTCGGACGCAGCAACCCGTTGCAAAACAGGTAGCGCTCGGCTGTCGGGAAGTTAGGCTCGCACGGCTTGCCCCAGATCGTTTGTTCGCTCGGCGGCAGGAACGTGCGGAATTCCTCGGCGATCTTGCTGCGCCAGCCGCTTATGCAGATGGTCACCTGCCCATCACCCGATCATCTCCTTCACCAGCCGTTCCGCATGTATGATGGCGTCGATCTTGCCCGCCCGCACCCGCAAGGCCCGCTTGCCGACCTTGACCACGTCCACCAGCCGGGTGTCGGCACCCGATAGCGGCATGGCCCTGATGCTCAGCCGGCAGTCGGCGATCTCGTATTCGTCGAGGATGGCCGGGTAATAGACCGCCATGCTGGCGACCATGTTCTCGGCCTGGGTCTTGATCTCGTCGCGCGTCAGCCGGTTCAACAGATCATTCGCC